AATCTTGAGCTCCAGAAAAAAATTGTACTCCTTTAATCTTCTCTATTGCTTTGGCTTTTAGATAAGCCTCATCTAGACTGTTTGCAAAGTCTTCAGATTTTATCTGTATACCACCTAAAGACTCTGATACTTTTTTAAGATTTTTTGCTAATTTTAAAGCATCCTCATCTCCTTGTTCTTCTAATCTTACTATCTGTTGGTTTATTGCTGTTCTTTCTCGGTCAATATCTTTTATATTATCTTTGTTTTCTATGATTCTTTTTGATAAATCTTCAGAAGACTCCATTAATGATATTTCTTGTTCTGTAGCATTGTAACTTTTTACAGCAATATCATTAGATTGTTTTAATATGGAGCGGATTTCTGTTTTAAGTTCATTTTGGTATTTAAGTTGAGAAAGTTGCTTTCTTATCTCAGCATTTATATCACGAATCTGATCAATCTCAATAGCCCTCTGTTTTTGAGTTTCTTTGAGTTGACTATTAAAGTCGTTTTGACGTTCGGGATTATTCGTGTTCTCTTCCATATACTATAAATATTTGGTTTTACTATTTATAGGAAGTTTTAGTATACGGTCTTGAAGCTTGTTGGAATTCTTGTTTGTTAACGTTTCCGATATTATCAACTAAAGTTTTTTTGTTTTTATTAGGTGCCGAAACGTTTTTACGTGCTTGATTCTGTTTATCGTAGTACTCCTTGATTTTATTAAAAGTGTACTTTCTTAACCATATAGGCATATTATAGACTGTGTTCCAATCATAACCCCCTTGGCCATGAAACACTATCTCGTGTATTGTATCAAAAACGTTTTTTCGGTATTGGTCTATATTATCTAAAGTCAGGCCAAAAAAAGTTAATCCCCATAGGGATACTCACACCCTCCTCTCTGCCTTCAGGATAAAAAGTTAAGTCAATGTCAGGTGTTACCTCTCTAATGTAATTTCTTAATTTTCTTGAGTCGAAAGCTAACATTGTCTTATCTACATACTCTCTGATTGTTTTTATGTCCCTATCACCATCAATTGATGTAATTTGATACTTTAACCTTGTAGTAATTATAGGATCGTCTACTTTGCTTAATTTCTTAAGACCCTCAAGTTCTTGGTCAATCTTTTTCTCATCAGCGCTAGTAAGAAGTTTGAATGTTACTAAATTACCTCTTTTAGGTAGTTTAAACGTAAATTCATTTGATGATGAGTTCTCAAAATCTTTATGCAACTCCTTTGGTTGTAATTCTAATAAATTTACTTCTTCTTCTTTACCTGCATATGTAAACTTATATTTGTCTTCAATGTTTAGTGCTCTCAATGCTACTAGAACTGCGTTCTTGTCCCCAATAAGTAAATCATCAGATTTAATACCATCTAATAAAACTACATCTAACAGTTTCTCTAAAGATATACCCTTATCCAAATAGTTTTTATTTGTTAGGATATTTTCTTCTTTCGCCGTCATGTATTTTATGAATACCTTTCCTGAACGTAAGGGACTATCCTCAGGGTAAACTAAACCTTTCGATGGTAATAAAACTTCTTCTCTTCCTTCTGTAACTTCCATATTTGTGTTTTTATAACTCTTATATAAATATCTATATATCTAATTTTTGACCAAAAAAAAACCCTCCTAGGGAGGGCTAAAGAAAAGTGAAGTTTCTTAGAAGTTTAATACTGCATAATCAATTTCTACAGTCATTTGTATTTCTTGAGCAGCAGACTCATTGTCATAAGCATACTCTCCAAAAGTTGCAGATGTGATTAGTGATCCTTTTAGAATCCATTCAGATACAATGTCACCTACAGGTCCTAATACGTTAAATGTTAGGTCTTTTTTGTAAAAGTCAGAATACCCATCACGACCTGTTACAGATTCGTGGTGAAGTCTTACCCACTCCATTACTGCCTGTGCACCTGAAGGAGTAATTGGATCAAACAACGTAAATGTTACTGGTTGCCAAATAGACTTACCTTTTACATTACGTCTAACATTGATGTGGTTAAGATTTACAACATCCTGATTCAATTCAATAGCACTCACTGCTTTAATTAAATACGATGGGAATCCATCGATATACATTACGAACCTATTCTGCTGTTTAGGCTCGAAAGCGGTGAAGAACATTTCGTTGGTGCTTAATACTGCCATTTTATATTTCTTTTATTATAAATATTTACTTATCAAATTATACTGGGAAAGTTGCTCCTGTTGGTGTTACATTAAAGTCTAACAAGATATATTCAGCAGTTTTAGTTGGTTGTAAGAATATTTGTCCTACAAGCTCATTTCTATCAACTACGTCAGGTCCGTTGTTTGACTCATCCATGATTACACGGAAAGCATACAATCCTTGTCTTTGCTGTACTGACTCTAAGTATGGATTTACTTGTGTCAAAAAGCTATTTCTTGTAGCAATCGAGTTTTGTTCGAATACTAACTGATCTGCAATCTGAGTAATGTAACTTTTAAGAGTAATTAACAATCTTCTTACATTTACTCTGTCAAGAGCAGTTGAACGTTTCTGTAATGTTTTTTGACCAAATACTACTACTCCTGATTGTGGGAATGTAGCAATTGGGTTTACATTTGCTTCGTACAACGTATCTCTTGTAGCTGTGGGAAGTTTGCGTTCTGCTCTGATTACGTTACCTAATGCCCCTCTTGTAAGACCTGCTGGTGCAAACCATGCTTCGCTAGATCTATCTGTGAAGGCTAGTACCCCTGGAATCATTGTTGAGGCAGGAACCCAAACTTGTTGTCCTGTTTCTGGATCTATTGTTTGTAGCCAAGGCCAGTAAGTAGCAGCATAGCTAGAATCAAATCCTGCAGCTTGAGTTGTTACTGTCCCTACATTGGCTTGATAATTTACTAAATCAATGATTGAGATATTATCAGTTCTACCTACAGAGTTATTTACTAATGTTGTAACTGCAGAACTTGCATTTTGTGAAGTAAGTCCTGGTGCAGTAATAGATGAATATTTGTAATCATCTGTATTACCTAAAAGTTTTAAAGCAATATCATAGTCAGTAGCTGTAAGTCCTTGGATATTTCCAGTGGTTACATTTTCATAAAACTGAGCAGGTGAACCTGTTGCCTGTGAGAACAAGTGACCTGTAGCTCCACTAAATGACCCAGACTGTACTTGTGGCATAGAAGCTGTGTACTGCGCCTTAGGGGTACCATTATTATCAAAATAATCAGGAGTTTTGTAGTTTACTTTCTTAACTCTAATATATCTTGATTTGTTTACGTAGTTTCCTTGTTTTTGAATATAATAACTACCATTATCCTCTAATACAACTTGAGTTGAGTTTCCAATAACTTTCTCAACGTAGTTGTCAGCTTTTGGATCTAATGATAAGTTAGCCCAAGTTTCAAGTACTGCTTTTTCTCTGTTATTATCATTTCCTCTCCGTACCAATAAGCTGAATACTCCTGAGGATGTATTTACTGAAGTGACTTCCCATCTAACATTGTCTACTGACCCTGAAACTAAAGCTCCTCCAGATTCAGCCCCATCATTATTCATGATAGCACCTTCAGATAGTGTCTCTAAATCAAAAGCATCTTTATAGTTTAAGTCAGAAGCTTCAAGTGTGATTACTATATCACTACCTCCTGGTAAGTCAGCTCCTGCAGATGCTGAAGGTATTGTAATAGTTTCTCCTTTTCTAAACGCTGTACCGGCAGATGTTACAGTAATGCTAGAAATACTTTCAGATGTAGAATAAGTAATACTTGCTACAGCTCCTGAACCAGAGATACTTCCTGTCATAGGAATACCTACTACAGTTCCAGGACCATTACCTGCTGATGAAGTAATATTGAACTCTGTTCCAATACCATTAAGTAAAGTATCAGCTGTAGTAATTAGATCACCATCAGTTATTGTTGTATTTATTTTTGTTGATTCAGCAGGTGTGAAAGACCCTGAAGTTACTCTGGTAACTAGTAAAGATTCCCCTCCATTTTGGAAGTAGTTATATGCAGAAATACCAGTCATGTAATTGTAGGAATCTGAACCTGATTCAATTGCACCACCGAATATTGCTTTAAACTGTGAATAAGTAGTTACTACTGTTGGTATCTCAACTGGGCCTTTTGCAGTTGGTCCTACAATAGCAGATCCGACAGTAATCGGTTGTTCGGTTACTGCTGAAGTATCGTTCTCTCTTGCTAGAACCCCAGGTGATAAAATAGTTTCTGCCATCTTTTATATAGTATTAAATGCTTTTATTATAAATACTAAAACTTTTTGCTAAAATCATTCTGTAGGAGTAATTTCCCCAGTATCTATATTTATTGTTCCGTTTCCATATTTTGAAGTAAGACTTGTCGCGAAATCTGATCGCTCTTTATCAAACTTTTCTTTCTCTTGAATTGCTTTGTCCTGCTGCTCATCTAAAGATTGTTGCTGGTATGCAATCTGTCCAAATGCAACAATGAGATTTTCTTCTCTTGTTTGAAACTCTTTTAGTTTTTGTAACTCTTCTTCTGTTAAAACTTTTTTGTCCATTTTTATGTTTATTATAAATATTAATTATTAGTCTAAACTTGTAGCATCTACTACAGTTTCCTGTGTTATTGTAACTTTAGATATACTATTTATTGAATTTATAGAATTTAAATCTTTTTGCATTACTTCAGGAATCAATTGACCTCTGAGTCTTATATTAAAATCTGATTTGACTAGTCTTTCTTGTCCTTGTGTTAATTCTGTTGTACTACTCAAATTATCTATAAAACATCTAAATTTATATCTTTCAGGATCCCCCCAATAGGAATCTGATGCATATTCTAAAGCTTCAATCAAACCATTCAGCTGTTCCATATAGTAAGTCTGTATACTACATTGATAAGTTATTGTTACAAAATCACCAACTACAATAGCTTGAGTTTGTTTTACGGGTTTTCTATTGTTTAAAACTGTGAAATTGCTATATGTATTTTTTTGATTATACCCTTTATCTAAAGAATAATATAAATTTGGTGAGTTTGCATCTACTTTTGCTGTTACACTTCTATCTTTTTCTAAGTTTGTTCTTTGTAAAACTATAATAGGAAGCATTATCTTCCCAGATTTATCCCTATAAAATCCATCTTTTTGTTGAGATTTCCATCTTTCAGGAGCTCCATATATTACTGGAACAGGTAATCTTCCTCCGTTTTGATAGACAAAAGGTTTAACTTCCTCATTAAGATAATAAAAAATTGCTTCATCTATATCCTGAATTGATATTTTATAGGACTTTGTTTTATCGTTTCGTCTCGATATTTTTCTAGACCTATTAAAATCAATACCTGTTTCTTTTGCATTAGGATTTTCTATTATGTTAGGATTTCCTAGATTTGCTAAATCATAAGGTTCCACTAACTCAGCAGCTATCTCCTTCTGATTTTTTGGTCTTGGTTTTAAATTTCTTTTAGATACAGGTGCTTCAGGAATTGCAGGATATTTACCCTGCGCTGCATTATATGCTCTTTCAAATTTTTGTGAGGGTGTTAATGCTTCAGAACCGCCACTGTTTCCATTACTTCCTGCCATTCTACATACGCTCCTTATAAGGGCTTATATTAAGTTTATCACTAGGTACATAGTGTGTTCTTGCTACTATGGACACGTTAGCACCAAATTTTTCTAGTTGAGGGTTTAAAGGATTCTGCTGTCCGTTCGAACCCTTATTAGGATAGTCTGGGTTCTTACCTCCAAAATACTGGTTGGATATTAAATCATCAATCTCATAATAGCTTTCTTGATAAAGTACGATATCACCTACTTCTGGCACATACATCGAATCAACTAAATCATCTCTAAAAAAAGCAAAATCTATAATTTGATTAAAGTTAACCCCTATTTCTGATTCTGGAAATTCTTGATCTTGTCTTGAAATCAGACAGCTAAATATATAAGGTCCATCAAAATACTTCTCTCCACTAGCTTCACCGTATATATTGACTTTTGTGTCGGCTATCTTATACTTATAGAAACTTGCCTGCTGTGAAATGATATCACGAAGCAACTCACGATTTACGTGTCGCATCATTGAAAAGTCTCTGCCGCTTGTGAATAAAGCCATAAGTTATTGATTGTTAGTTAGTTATCACCCTACAAAGATTACCATAGGAACCTGATTTAGTTCCTTTGCTCTGAAATCAGATTCATCTGCTCTTCTTTCTAAAAGCTTTCTTCTTGAAGTCTGCTCTAAATATTCTCTTAATCTCTCAATAAGTTTGAAACGATCTTCTCTCCCTTGTTGTATTAATTCGTCACCATTTAACTGAACTTCTGCATTTGGTATAGGAATCTGACTATACTTGTTTCTTACATCTCCTAAAGTTTCTCTTACATAAGAAAGAGCATACTCAAATATCCAAGAACGACCTGGTGCATTAATTCTTGCGTAAGTAGGATTAGAATATGGTGCATCTAATACTGATGTTACTCTATTAGCTATCGCATCGTTACCTTCTGCTTCCGTAGCATCAATACGCTCATCATT